AGCGCCGAGGCCTGATAGCGCGTCATGCCAAAGTCGGCGCGCAGCGCCTGCGGCAGATACTGGAGTTGCTTCGCGGTCGGCGGCTCGTTCAGCCAACGACGGGTCTTGTGCGCGGAGTCAGCCGACTCGCGGTCGTTCAGCCAGTCATCGGCTTTGGCCATGCAAACCGTGCGGTCGCCAACGGCAAGCAAGCGCGGCTGCAGATCCTTGCCGCCGCCTACGGCATGCCAGCGGCCGTTCAGGAAGAAGACGCCACCCCAGGCGTTGAAGCCAGTCGCCATCAGTGCGTCGTCGCAGCCGAACAGGTCACACCAGCGGAAGTTGGAGCGCTTGAGCAGATCGATCTCGGTCATCACGAAATCGGCCAGCGCATCCGTGTCGCCTGTGGTCTCGTTCTCCCAGACGAAGCCGCACAGAGGGCATTCGCGGCAGCCGAGCGGGACGGTGGCTTCACAGGACGGGCAGTCCTTGGTGGGCGCTTCGCCGTGATGCTGGTGTCCGTCGAGATTGACGTCCTGTTCCAATGAGCCGTGCATCAAGGTCGCGGTGCCGAAGTCCAGGACCACGCAGTCGGTCTTGATGACGCCGGGATGCTCAACCGGATCGATGGTGCGCAGGCCACGCCCGATCATCTGGGTCAGTGTTGATTTGTGCGAGCTGGGTCGCAGAAGCACCACGCAGGAGGTGGGCGTGAAGTCGTAGCCTTCGGTCAGTACAGCCACATTGACCACAACCTGCGCGGTACCTGATTCGTACTCGCCCAGGCGGGCCTTTCGCTCAGCGTCCGAGAGCTCGCCGTGCACGATCACGGCAGACACCCCGGCATCCTGAAAGGCCTGGCGCACACATTCGGCATGGGCGACGGTCGAGCAGAACACGATCGTCTTGCGGTCGCCGGCCTTCTCACGCCAATGACGGATCACGGCATCGGTGATGGGCGTCTTGTTTAGAATCGCCTCGACTTCCGTCATGTCGAAGTCAGTGGCGGTGCGACGCACCCGCGTCAACTGCTCCTGGGCGCCGACATCGATGACAAAGGTGCGTGGCGGCACGAGGTGGCCAGAGGCGATCAGTTCGCCGAGGGTGATTTGATCCGCGACGTTGCTGAAGACCTCCCGCAGTCCCTTGCCGTCACTGCGGGCAGGCGTTGCCGTCACCCCAAAGATCTGGGCGCGCGGGTTCTTGTCTAGCACCCGGTCGATCACGCGGCGGTACGAGGCCGAGGCTGCGTGATGCGCTTCATCGATCACCAGCAGATCGAGGATCGGGATGGCAGCGAGATGGTTGTCGCGCGACAGCGTTTGCACCATCGCGAACGTGGCGCGCCCGGACCAGGATTTGTCCTTGGCATCGAACACGGAGGTGCTGACGCCCGGATTCACCCGTGCAAACTTGGTCAGGTTTTGGCCGGTCAGTTCATCGCGATGAGCGAGGATGCAGGCCTTGACATCTGGCTCGGCCAACAAGCTGCCGGCTACCGCCGACAGCATGATGGTCTTGCCCGACCCGGTGGGGCCAACAGATAGGGTGTTGCCGTGTTGGGCGAGCGCCGCCAAAGAGCGCTCGACCAGCAGGGCTTGGCGGGGGCGGAGCATCATGGCGGCGTCCCCCTTACTGTGCCCAGCTCGGGCGACCCGGCACGGAGGCACGGCCCGTGGCCTGTGCATACGCATTCGACCCGTTTGCGGGTGCTGGCGCTTTCGCTGCTCCCTGCGCGCCACCCATGAGGGCGGCGTAGTCCTTGTGGTCGGGCGTGATCGCGGCCTTGATCACGCTCTTGTCTTGGCCGTTCTGGTCTTTGTCCCAGTCGACCTTGCCGAGAAACTCGATTCCATCGAGATCGGCAAACCCGCTGATGCGGCGCGCGTTCTGCGCGGCAGGACTGTTGTCGCCAGGATGAACGCCGCGCGCTGAGTTGAGGATCGCCTTGACGAAGGTGCGGCCCATGTTGGCCCACTCAGGGCCTTTCGGGCTGTGCAGGCCGATCAGCGACCACATCTTGCGACGGGCGAACTCACCCTCCATCACGACGAACTCGCAGTTCAGGTACACCGAGCCGGTGTTGTCGTTGCGGGTAGCGTAGCCGCCGGTCCATCCCTGCGACGGATCATCGAAGCCACCCGGCTTGATGGTCATGCGGACACGCACCAGCGTGCCTTTGGGGATCAGGTCGAAAGAGGTCTGTTCGGAAGCGGAATTGAAATCGAAGTAGGTCATGATCAGGACTCCTGAGTCGAAGTGGATTCGGGGATGGCAGCGGGCGCGGGGCGCGCGAAATCGAGCCGTTCGGTAGCGGGCCTGGCCGGGCCGGCGATCTTTTCCATGAGGCGGCCGAGGTGCGGCTCCTCGATCGGATCGAGCCGCCCGGAGCGGTCCTTGGCGGGGTAGCCCCATGCGTTCAGCGTGTGGCAGACGAAGGCGCGGTAACTGGCGCCGTCATCGGCCTTCAGCTCGGCCAAGGTGACGACCTCATCGACGATGCCGGGCAGTTCCAGGCCGGTTTTGGAGCCGTCGATCTGCAGGGAGAACACGCGGCGATTGAAGTCGTCCAGCCGCTCATCGAGGATGCCGACGAACCACACGTTCTTGCCGCGCGTGTGCTGCAGGTGGGTCAGCCAGGCGATCATTTCCTGGCCCATCAGCCCGTATGCACCCCGGCTGTCGGGTTTGCCCGTCTTCTCGGAGTAGGCCTGTGGCTGACCCTTGCACCATTGCAGACACAGGCGACCGGCCACGGTGATGGAGTCGACGAACACGGTGTCGTACTTGTCCAGGACCGTCGAATCACCGAAGCGCGCGCATACGGCATCGAAGTGGGCCTGGCTGAACGGCTGGTCGTCGCGCAGCGCCGGGTTCGGCCCGCCGATGTACACCGCGAAGTCACGGCACTCCTGCCAGGTGCGCGGACGGATCGTGTCGCCGGCCCAGCCCTCGACCGCGAGATCACCAGCCTCAAGATCAAAGAACAGCGTGGCCGTGGGTTTCAGCGTCCAGAGTTGCGAGGTTTTGCCGATGCCGCTTTTGCCGACGAGCACACCCTTCACGCCACGGCGTTCGGCCAGACGCTGGTCTGCAGTAATGATGGGGAGGCTCATTTGCCGGCCTCCTCAGTGCTGATGCTGGCGAACGCGTCAGCAACGGTGGTCATACCGAGTGCGCCACGCTTGCGCGCCATTTCGTACAGGTCGCGCAGACCACTCAGGCGCCGATGGATAACGCGGGTTTCGGACTCCAGGCCCTGGATCGCGAATGCCACGTCATCGATGGTGGCGTCCTCGAGGCGACGCACCACTTCGTCGGGGCGGTTGCCGTCCAGCGCTGGGATGCGAATGGTTTCGGGCAGATCCCGGAGGTACATCTCCGGTTGTTTGCGCAGCAGTTCGAGCAGCGTAGGTTTGGTTTTCATGGCGATTACTCCTGAAGCAGAGCGAGACGAAAGCCCGGCTTGCCGGTCTTGAGGGTGCGTGCCGGGGCGAAAGCGCTTTTGAGCGATTCGGGCCAAGCGTTGAACTTGGTTTCCGAGATCCGGTAGCTGATCTCCACGTACTCGGACGGGTCGTCACCCTTGGCGGCGATGCGCAGGGTGATCTCGGCGAGTCGCTTCTGGTCCCAGTCGACTTTCTTGGGCAGATCGGCGGTGATGCGGACGTGCCCGTCGTCGAAATGGACGACGCCGGTGTCTTTGCCGGCTGCCAGGCGCAGCTGATGGGCGCGGTCGGCGTACTTGAGATGCAGTGCGCGATCGACGTGCTCGACGATCGCCTTGGCAGCGGCAAGAAGATCAGCAGCGTCGTTCTTAAGTTGGAACAACGATTCGCTGGCAAGCGCAGCCAGTTCACCGGCTGGGATGGCCAATGCTTGGTCGGGTGAAATGGGGCTCACAGGACACCTCCCGCACTGGCGCGTTCAGAGGTACTCTTGCGCAGGCTTTCTGCCTCAAAAGCCTCAATGTCCTCGGCGCGGTAAAGCACGCGACCCTGCAGCTTTAGAAAAACAGGCCCGATACCCTCCGAACGCCAGCGTTCCAGGGTCGCTTCACTGAGGCCCCAGCGTTCAGCCAGTTGGCCCTGATTCAGATGTTTGACACTCACGATGCACTCCTTTTGGTTGTTGCGAATTCGTGAGGAAATGATCGAAGTCAGCGCGTGGGGAGGTCGAGCCGCGCCATGTGGGGGTGGATGTGGGGCGATAGGAAATTGACGGGTATTGAGCGCCCTAGAAAAGAAAAAACCGCCCAGAGGCGGTGTTGAGTGCTCGTGCTACTTGCTGTGCGCTAGGACAGGTCGAAGGTGTACGTGCCCTTCTCGGGGTTGGCAATAAAGTCGCGCCATACGCTGCCTTTGAACAGGTCCTGCATCTTCAATCCTTTGCGGGATTCTTCTGTACGGCGCTCCGGATAGGCAGCGGACAAAATTTCGCTGGCGCTCAATTCCCACCGCCCCTGTTTGGCCTGCTCATACATGTAAGAAAGTGCATCGGCTTGCCGCTCCCCTTTAACCACCCAGACATCGACCTTTGTTTTGATTCGCAGAACACCGTTTGCAAATTCAACAGGTAGCGCGCTGGGCTTGATGCCGTCTTCATCTGAGGTCAACACCCTTTCAAGGTAATGAAGATCCATGCAAGGAGACCGTGAGTAGTCGACCAGCGCGTCACGCAAGTAAGCAACCCTGTAGCTGCGAGGTGGGCGAATCACACGCGGGAGTCGAGACCCAGGACAAAGGATCAGTCCTTGTTCGGGTAGTCGCGTATCCAGTAGGGATTGAAAGACTTCATCGATGTGCACATCCAGGCCGCGCACCATCCAAACGGGCGTGAATACGTGGCCGATTCGAGCTTCCCCAAGGCGCCACAGCTTTCCGTCGATCCTGGGAGACTGGATGCCGAACTGTTTGGCTTGTGGGATGCGTAAGAGGGAAGCCAGTAAACACAAAAGGCTTTCGGTGTTTACATCAACCACAGCGATTTCTGCTGCGCTCACTGTCTTGCGCCGGAACGTTTCCGGACAGCGGTAGGCGTAATGGTCAGGCTTCTCGTCTTCTTCAATCGCCACAAAGACGATGTCGTCGCCAGCAGATGCCGGATAGCAGGCCGCATAACCTACTCTCGTTGTCCATTCCCGAAGCTCCTGGTCCGAGAGCGCAACTTTGCGCGACAGCTTCCAGCCGGGAATGCCATGAATCCGCTGTCCATCCCCATCGACAATCGACTGCCCCGACTGCTCAAAC